ACCAGAATTAAGCAAAATGTTATTTATATTTGTAATACCAAGATGATTCTCAGTGTCAAGTTTAGAAGCTTCAAGTCCTGAGTATTGAGAATTGCTAGCGTTGTCACCGCTGTTTTCACCGGATGTATTCCCAAGCAAGGTAATGTCAGCATCTGTCACAAATTTTTTATTCGTTACTTCCGTAATCTCATCAGTATCATAGTCACCAGACTGTGGTGTAACAACACCAGTCCTTCCAAACACGCTATCTACGTCTACGTCTACGTCACCGCCCCCGCCCGGCCCAGAAGATTGAGCATAGGAAGTGGTGCTGAATAAACAAAACAAAAATACAAGTAGTATAATTTTTTTCATAATAAATCCTTAAATAATGTTCATGTCGCCAGACACATCAACTCGTCCAGAAGCCTCGCCAGACAACCCAAGTTCACCAATGTTGCCTTTTGAATTATCAAGTGTCCAGAAAGTATTATTAGCCATAGGTATATAGTTGTCGGCATCTTCGTTAGCAATTACCTTTAGAATACCGCCACAGATGTTATATATAACAATACGTGGGTAAATAGGGTCAATTTCAACTTCTTCTGTAACACCAGCAACAATGTCATCGTGAAACATGCTTTTAATCGGGGGTGGGTCAACTTGAGGTAAATGCGATACAAGGTTTAAATCATCGTCTGAAAAGTATCTGTCGGTGGTAAATCTTTCACCAGCCAAAACAGTTTTGTCATAAAACTTTGTGGTTGATTCACCACTGAAGTCATAAGTTGGACTCATATCTTTTACTCCTATTTTTTGGGTTCTTTTACTGGCTTAGGTTTGGCTTTAGTCTTGGGGTCGTTTGCTGCCTTTGGTTTTTCTAAAGTCTTTTCTTGGATAGATTCAGCATCAGATTCAAATTCAAGTTCTGGATACAGCTTGTCCTCAAGTGCCTTAATCTGCCTTGTTCTTGACCACCCACCTATACCAACAATCTTTGCTATCTTTTTATTATCAACACCAAGAACCTTATTTAAAGGCCCGTGTTTAACTCCAAATAATGCTTTCGTTTTACCCTCAAGGTCAATAGTCTCACTAACAGGGAAAGAAAACTCTAGAAGCTTTTCTGGTTTCTCTTTTACTTTTTTAATAATGGGTTCCTGCTTTTTGTCAAACCCAACACAGTCGTCTACTTCAAAATATTCTGGAAAATTTGAAACCTTGCTTTTAAGGAAGAATATGTTTGACCAGAAATCAAACCTTAAGTATCTCTCAAAGTATGCTACTTCATCTGAAGTTCTGTCTGACATCGGGCCACGTGTTTCTTTCACAGAGGCAAAAGTTCCTTTTGATGTGCCTGTCATTATGTCTGTTGGTTCGTTTATACCAGCAGCGACAAGTTCTTTAATGTCGGTATCTTCGTCTCTGAGAGGGGACAGCTGTGGGTTTACACACTCCAGCTTCATTCCGGGTGGAACTACTAAAGTTGCACCGGGTGTCTTCTTCGCTGCTATACCAGTTGACGCTCTTTGCTCTGCTGTCATTGCATTCCAAAGCCTGAACGCCTTGGTGTCTTCTATAGTAAAAACCCAAAGGTATGAACCTGATGATTTCTTGTGGTCAACTTCGTATTTCTTAAGGTTTTCGTAGTGGTTAAGCCATTCGAGGGTTGTTCTGAGGTAGGATACCGCTCTTTTGGTAACGAACCCTCTGTCCCAAGATACTACAAACTGGTTGTATCCGTTGAACTGTTTGAACTTTGACTTGCGACTCCTTGAACCAGACTGCAAACTTCTATCATAATCTTTATCTTTTGATATGGTTTTAAGTAGTTCTGGATACCTTGCCATAAAAATAGATGGTATCTGCACCTTCTCTGTTCCGTTGTCTATCAAATAAAATAGAGGCATAAGTGTCTTTGTGGGATGCCATATAATACCAGAATCGTCAGAACCACCAGATATGTTAGATGGGTCTAAAAAGTCAACCTCTATAAATCCATCAGGGTGAAGTGTTAAAACAAGAAATAGTTCACCCTCAACGTTTGCTCTTGCAACGTATTTAGGCCAATAGTTGTATAGTCTGTTTCTCTGGTCTTCTTCAATCTCCTGAACTACCTTCATTATTTCGTATATACCGGAAGTAGTCTCAAAACCAAGTCCAGTAAGTCTACCCATTTGTCCACGGACAGCTGTATTTATATAAGGTGTTCGGTTGAATTTGCGCCAACATTCGGCTTGGAGTGCTTGTCTTACTGAAGAAGAATCATCTTTGTCGTCCGAGGATAGTGTGAACCCATCTGGGTCTGCACCAACATTATCACCATCAGATGGGTCATATTGCCATGGTGCTGAAAACTGCAACCCTTCCAGAACCTCATCTGGGAGGTCATCTATAGCTTGCGAAACCTGCTCTGGTGTCATCTTTTCTGTAGCCACATTTTACGAGTACCACAAGATTGTTGCTATGTCAAGTAAAAGTGACGAAAATTGTCAGTTTAGTGACAAATAATGTTAGTAGTGACAAAAAGTGTCACTTTTGAACACAAAAAAAGCTACCACACAAAATGAATTGCAATGGTAGCCTTTAAAGACACCCTGAATTTCGCTTGAACCAGAGTCGCAGGGTGTGTGCTATGGTCGCATAACGGCCAAAGAGCCTTTTCTACACATGGCAGATAGGATGTTGCCACACTATCGTGGACTTAATCCTGATGCTAACAAGCAGAGCAGGTACTACTTGTCATTTTGGTCACTTGCTTCCACTGCCTTTATAAAGTCTTCTGCTGTCAATATTACATCTGACATTGTAACCTTTCGATCTGATGATTCTTCTGTTGTTCCATTGTCCATTGCGTTTTACCTCACTTGTGTTGTATTAATTAGTACCTTGTGGCTGTCCAACGGTATGTTTAGTTCTAGCCCTAAGTTCACCAAGCTTACCCTTGTTAAACGACTTAACCTTCGCAAAATAACCCGTAACCCTTGTAATGCCCTCAACATCAAACCCACGGTTAATCTCAACCAACAGCTCGTCTGGGGTTAATTCACGAACCTTTGCATAATCAATAGCCGTTGCCCTCTTCTCGTCGTTTATATACCAACTAAGTTCAGTGTTTCTAAATAACACCTTTTTGTTCTCTTCGTCATCTAACCACTCGATATACGTAGTGTTTTCTAAAAATGTATCAAATTCTTCGTTTGTCACTATGTTGACTCCCTGTTTTTTGTTTTTTAACTTACGGTCTATTTACGTGCATAACCTTTCGCTGAATCCATGTGAAACCATGGCCAGTAGTCTCTCGTATGCTATTTCGCCTTGCTGTCTATTTAATACGCTACACCTCCAGTGTATTCTTTTTGATTCTTCGTATAATGACTTAGATTCTACCATATGTTTTCATTTTTATTGGACATAATGTCCGTTAACTTGTCCGTTATTCAAATCTTAATTGTTCTGGTGCCCCAGTCACTGGACAATCACAAAAGTCTTTCCAGTACGGGTCGTCAACATATAACGCCCTGTGGTCTAATATGGGTTCTGAATCATCAGGTGAAGACCACATGTTTTCGTGTCTCTTGTTTGATGCTGCGTATTCTAAAAAATTAATAGCTGCTTTTGTAAGTTTTGTCATTTTGTTTCCTAAAAGTATCTACCAACCGTTCTTGGCCCACCAAACATCTCACCGAATACCATGGTTGAGTTTCTTGTTCTCAAATCATCAAGACCAAGCTCCCTACCACCGTATATGTTCCAACCCAAGCTAAACATGCAATCATCCTGAACACCGTACTTTTGTTTCTTCTCAGGACTACCATACCACTTCTTATCTGGGTCGTGTATAAACGTCATTGCCTCTTCGTATAGTATATCATCCTTCTTTGTACCAGCTACCGGACATACTGGTGTTTTAAATCTACCGTCACGATACAAGATATAAAGCTCACTGAACGCATCCCTCTGTTTGTTGTAGTTAGGGTACACCGCTTCAAAGGGAACGTCATGCTCTTCGCACCATACCGCCAAGTCCCACATTCCCCACCTCTCCGCTGTTACCTTATCCACACCATCAAACTCCCTGTGAGCTTCATCAAGCAGTGATTTCATTTCCTCAAGTGTGTTCTGTTGAAGGGAAACCAAGTGTATCAGAAAGTAGATGTATTTTGGGATAAAGTTTTCATCTGCATCCTGAGTTGGGTTCTTCAATGAACCCGGCAAACCTTTTGCAACCAAGGTAAAGATTGTTCTGGCTGAAGTGTTCGTCTTCATTGGGTCTGACCTATCAAATCCTGCCATGATAGCCCAACCCGTGTTGTAAACTTTTCCTAGTTCTGCCAAGTCAAGATTGCTAATCATACAAGAACCGTTAGACTTATCCCCAAGATTGTATATTTTCTCAACAGGTGACAAGGCACGTTCTATGTCGTCAAGCTGTGTAAATGAATCACGAAAAGGAAGCCCCTTTTCTTTTCCATCTTCATCATTGGCAAGTACCTTTACTTTCCTTTTCATGAGACCCATAACCTCACCGTGGTTATTGATCTTACCGTTAGCACCGATGTACCGTGTGGCTTCTACCATTGCTTCTGTAAATTGCTTACGCTCTCCTGCGCTCCAAGTGTTCTTAAAGAATCTATCGAAATCCTCAGCCGGGAACTGCTCTTTGTACGCTAATAGCTGTTCAGAGGTCATGTGGGGGTTCCAGAAGTCCTCAACTACACCGAACTGACTCTGCCTATGACTGAAATAGATCGTCTTGTCGGTACCCTTCTTGAACGCCTCATAGAGTTTATACAACTGATGTGTTTTTTCTGATACCGTTGAATCGATTACACCTAAAGCATTGGGTATGTTTCTTGTAGAACCGGACAGCTCAACGAAGAACTTTGGTTTCTTCATATTGAACATCTCTGAGAACGTGTAACCCGTGATATTCGATACAATACCAGTTGAAGTTGACAACGCCCTCACTTGAGACACAATTCTGCCCTTGCTGTCCTTGAGACGTATATCCTTCTCCTGCACGTTCCTAAGACCTATCACGTTTAACAGTGGTGGGCTGTTCAAGATAATGTCACGCATAATGTCATAATGCACGAATTTAGTCTGTTCCTTAGAGTTTGCACCCAAAACAATCTGCTGTCTGGGCCAGTTAAAAAACTTCCAAAGTTGTATAAGACAGGCAAGGAGTGAATTATGGGTAACCGTGAAGTCACCAGAAACATAACGGTGGTTGCCATCAAGCATAAACCCATAGTAATTATCTTCACCAATAGACCTTACGCTTCTAATACCAGTAACAAGAACATCCTTCCAGTTACTTCTTTTCGGAGCTTTCTTTCTTTTGATTCGGGTTGGTATGATTGAACAATCACCAGATATACCCATTCTATAATACTCTCCAACAAAACCTGTGCTCTTTATCCCCTTTTTACATTTAGTAACTTTTACATGAAATCCTAAAGACCTTGCCAAGAATACTATATCCTCTGATAATGTTTTGCTTTTTTGAATTATCTCAACAGAATTCCTGTTAATATGGCCATCAGAATCAACCAATCCTGCGAGAACCTGCAATCTAACTTCTCTTGAATTTATCTTGTATATTTCTGGGATATGCTTGTTGTTAATTAAGTTGTTTTCACGAAGCAAATTCAGTATAGGGTTGTTTTTACCTTGACCATTCGTAATCCTATATTTGTTCGCCTTGCTTTTATCCCTATCATAAACAGAAACATGCATGCCAAGACTTTCTGCGTAACCATATAAAAAACCAACAACCTCTTTATCTATGGTTGTTATGGCGACACCGTTTGAATCCCCGTCCCCGGCCCACATTCCTAAATAGTAAGGGTCAATTGGTACGTCCTGTTCTGTCCAGTTTATTGGAACCTTATACAGGAGATGTAAACCTTTCCAGCTTTTACTCTTCTTTTTAAAATCATTTACAGTTATGTCTACAATTTTACCAGCGTGTATATCAATAATTGGTTTGCCACGTTTATGTAAACCACTTCTTCTGCGTTTCAATGAAAGAACATGGTCTCCAGTTAACACCATTGGCTCTCCACGCATTGGCATAACCTCAAACATCTCTTCTCTACCCCTAGCCAAAGACAATACGTTTCGTGGGGTATTGTCATCACCCATAAGTTGGTCACCAACTAAAACATTCTCTACGGTTTTAACGCTTCCATCGTACATTAATACCTTTGTCCCAAAACCGCTACATTTACCTTCACCCCTCATCCAGCATAAAACTATTAAACGGTGTATAAACTTGTCGTTCTTCATAGCAAGTGCTTCACGTAACACTTCACACTGACCCGCCCAAAGTGGATCATATTCTGGAGGGAGATTGTTCGCAGGAGTCCACGTACTAATATCTGACCCAACGGCAGTAACTGGCAGATAGCACTTATCCTCAATCCAGTCTATACAGCCTTGACCACCGTTTCTGTAATCAGCAGGGGTTCTGTTATTCTTTGTCATATATTATCCTATTAATAGCTTTGGTTGTGTATTATTAATTCTTTCTTTTGCTATATTAAAATATTCTCTATCAAGTTCAATCCCTATAAAATCACGGTTTAAATTCTTACAGGCAACCCCTGTTGTGCCTGAACCCATTGTGAAATCAAGAACTGTCTCACCTTCATTGGTGTATGTTTTTATAAGGTATTCCATTAGTGCTAATGGTTTTTGAGTTGGATGTGGAGGGTTATGAACTGAGTTATATTTTAATACTGAAGTTGGGTATCCCTCTTGTGTTTGTGCATACCCCTTTATTATTCCGTTAATCCTTTGGCTTTTATGTGGGTCGTTACAAGCATTCCTTTGAACAAATTTATCACACGGTGTTACACTTTGTGGGTTATACGGCATACGTTTTGGGTTCTGTGTTAAATGACCGATTGCCCCATCAGAAAAAATAATAATATTTTCATGCTTTTTTAGTGGTGAATTTTTTGCTTGTTGGAAATTCATAGCTTTAGTTTTTAACCAAACCCAATCATACTTATAATTCTTAATATTACTCATTCTTAAGGCACTAGAAAATGGTTCAGAACCAAACAGGACTATTGCACCGTTCTTCTTAATAATCCTGTTGAGTTGTTCCCACATTGGTTCAAGCGGTATAACAGAATCCCATTTGCAAGCAGTC